AGTGTTAGTGTCAGTTTAAGTAAAGCACTAGGAATGGGTAGTCAAAGAATTGGAATACGTTATACCCATACTCCACCCCTTGGACCAATAAAAATAATGAATGATTTTAATTATGCTAATGTTAGTGATATGTGGATAGGTATGGGAGCTATGAAACATTTTGGCGTAGATTTTTGGTGGAATAATTATGAAAATTTATATGAAAAAGTTTGTAAAGATTTTAATCTAATTGAATGTGATAGTATACATATAGGTATGTTAGATGAAGGAAGACATGGCATAAATCCTTATGGAATTAGAACACCTTTAAGATTTTTAATTGATGGTATTTTTGATGATAGAGGAACAGATAAGAGTTTGAATAAAATTGAAATTGAGGAAAGAAAATGAATATTAATGATATAATGTTTAATCATTTTGAAAAAGAATATGATGTAACAAACGAAAAAGTTACAGTTGGCATGAAACTTAGCGGTGGTGCTGATAGTGCTATTGTTTATTACGCATTGTGTAAAAGATATGAAAAAAATGATAATGTTAATATTGTTGTATTAAGTTTGGATACAAGTAGAAAATGTTTTTATTCTAGGTATGCTAAAAGAGTAATTGATATAGTAGGAAATATGACAGGTAAATATCCTGTAGAACATATGACAAAATACATTGAACATTGGCCGGATGGTGGTGATTCTTCTCCATATAGTCTTGGCCAAAATAAATTACTTAATAAAGCAACAGAAAAATATAATGTTAAATATTGTTATTCTGGTTTGACAAAAAATCCAGACATTGATGACATGATAGAATACTTTGAAAAGAATCATGAGAAGCATGGTTTAGATTTAAAAAGAATATTAAAAGCTATAGCAGAAAGGGATTCAAATAGAGATCAAGATCTTGGACTTTATGATGGATATCGACCTTTTGGAAATAGTGACAAATTAGCGGTATCCGCACAATATAGATATTATGAAAATCTTGGTATACCATTACTTAATGAGTTATTTCATAATACAGATAGTTGTGAAGAACATGATAGACATTTAGATATTGGTGAGGATGAAGATCCTGTTCATTGTGGACATTGTTGGTTTTGTGCAGAACGTTGGTATGCATTTGATAGAATTATATGATAATTAATATAGACCTGGACATTCAATATCATAGAAAACAGTGTTCTGAATTGTTAAAAAATTCAAAAAAGATAAGTGGACTAAAAAATCATAATAAATTTGTTAAAGTAAAAGACCTTAAATATTTTAGATCTTTGATTGAAAATATAACAAACCAAAAAGGATTAGATTGGAATTTTGAATATTTTCATAGTGGAGAGCCCGTTGGTTTGCATTCAGATGATGATATTGTTCCGTGGGATGACAAAACATCATGTGAAATATTACAAAGTATAATCATTCCTTTAGAATGGAATTGTAAACAACCATATACATTACTCTATGATAAAATAAATTCAATATCTCGAAAAATGATTTTTAGAAAAGGTGAAATGAGATATTCAGATAATAATGAAATTGTTGAATATAGAAAACATTGGAATTTTGATGATGAAGTTTTAAAGTACAATCCAAAGGGAACTAGATATTACAAAGAGTATGCTGATTTAAAATTACATGAAGTATATCCTTGGAAGATCAACACAGCAATTTTGTTTGAATCGTCAAGGTGGCATAGTAGTAGTTGGTGGTTATCTGAAAATGATATCCCTGATATATCTACTGAATGGAAAAGAAGTATAATTGGATTTGGTTCGAGGGATATTCCAAAATGAATTTTACGTCAATTAATCATGTTGAAGATGAAGAATTTTCTGTTGTATGGGATCTTGGAAGAAGATGTACCTACGCTTGTTCTTATTGTGGACCACATCACAGTAATAAAACATCCCCGATGGTTAATATGGATGAGTTAAAATACACAATTGATGGGATTGTTGAATATTCAAATTTATTAAATCAATATAGAATAAAACCTAAAAATTTAAATATTGCATACACAGGTGGGGAACCAACAATTCATCCTGCTTTTTTTGACTTTGTACGTTATACAAAAAGTAAATATCCTTTTATCACAAGTAATATCACAACAAATGGATGTTTTAGTAAAACAAAATGTAAAGAAATAATAGAATGTGTGACAAATACAACAATTAGTTATCATACAGAAGCGACTGAAAAAGAAAAACAAATAGTAAGAAATAATATAAAATTTATGTCAGATGTTGGATACAATTTTAGAATTAATTTAATGTTTCATAAAGATTATTTTGATGAGTGTATAATAATTGCTGATTGGCTTGATGAAATGGGTATAAAATATACGCCTAGACCTATAGGTGATAGTGGAAATAAACAAGACATTCTAGATGGTACTGCTCATGTATACAGTAAAGAACAACTGTCATGGTTTTCAAATTATTGGAAAAAAGGTAAAAAAACAGAAATAAAAAGTAAAACTAAAAATGAAGAATTAGCAACTAAAAAAATAGGAAGAACTTGTTGTAATGGAAAATGTTTAAATGTTAAAATTGATAATAAATTTTTTAAACAAACTTATGTTCCAAGTACAAATTTTCAAAGTTGGAATTGTATGATCAATTGGGATTTTTTATTTATAAACAGTGAACTTAACGGTGTGTGGCATCATCAAACTTGTCAAGTAAATTTAGATGGACATATCGGCCCAATAGGAAAAGCAAGTGAATTTGAAAAGATTATAAGAAATTTGAAAAAAAAATTAAGTAGTGGAAAAATGCCAGTAATCAAATGTCCAAAGACTTTTTGTGGATGTGGATTATGTAGTCCTAAAGCATCACAAGAAAATGATGCAAAAAAAATATTTGAAAGTAGAACAAAATATCTTGAACCTGTATTTCAAAAAAAAGTCAAGGATATAAGTAAAGATGAAACAATATATGGAAGGTTTATTGGATTATGAAAAACTTATATAAAAATTTAAATTTAGATAATTTTATTTTAGATGATAAGTATGGTGTAATAGTTCCAATTTGCAAAAACTGGAAAAAAATTGGAATAAATCTAAGTGGCGGAGCTGATAGTGCCATGATGACTTGGATACTTTGTCAAACAATTATAAAGTACAACTTAGATATTACAATTGATATAATTACATTCAATCGTAATTATATTTTAAAACCTTGGCAGGGTTTTTATAGTTTAAGGATCTATAATTGGTTCAAAGATCATTTCAATAAAATTATTTCTGAAAGAATAGAAACTTATGTTCCACCAGAACTTGAACATAAAAAATCACCTAATTTATTAAATGGAAGGTCTGGTGATCAAATTATTATAGAAAGTTTTAATAAATTTTTAATATCAAGCAAAAAAATTGATGCAGTGTATAATGCTACAACTAAAAGTCCGCCAATAGAAGGGGGTATGTTAAATAGATATCGCGATCCTGAGTTGAAAGATTTAATTAACAGAAAACAAACTGAGTTCAATTCTTTTAAAGGTATAACAAAAGATCATATTATTAAAATTTATTATGATTATAACTTGCATGAACTTTTAGATTTAACTAGAAGTTGTGAGATTAATATTAAGAATTTAGACTTTGATGAATACATAGAAGGTACGTTGGTTCCTACATGCAATACAATAAAAATGATCCGGTTCAATGAATATGTTGTGAAAATGTCTGAAAATTTTAAATGTTGGTGGTGCAAAGAACGAAACTGGGCAATTAATGTTGTTAAAAATTTATAAACAAAATGGACTTCACAAAAATACCTTTTGAAGATATTCAACTTGTGGGAACAAAAACTATGCTTCATCAAGATACATTTACAGTATCTTGGTTACTTGGCAGATTTTGTAATTATAAATGCACATATTGTTGGCCTTATGCTAGATCTGATAAAAAAGATCATAGACCAACAGAACTATGTTTTGAGACAATTGATGAAATAAAACAACAAGCAAGAAAACAAGGATTTAATTCTTTTAATTGGTCTTTGTCTGGTGGTGAACCTACTTTTCATCCTGGGTATTTGGACATATTAAAATATCTTGCAGATGATAATGATAATTGTAAGAGACAGAGAATTCACATGACTTCAAACTGTTCCAGAAAAATAAAATGGTTTGAGACATATGTTAAACATGCAAAACAATTTGATAGAGCATCAATTACAGCTTCTGCACATTTTGAACATTTGAATACTCAAGAGAAAGTTGAAGATTTTGCTGATAAGTTGGTTTATCTGCAAAAAATGGGAATAAGAATTACTATCAATATGGTCATGGTTCCTGAAAGATTTTGGCAATTAGCGGATCATGTTTTATATTTTAAAGAGCGTGGATTGCACACAACACTAAAACCTCAATCCAATTCAACCGCTACAAAAGTAGTAGAGGGATATACAAAAGATCAATTAGATATATTGCATAATGATTCAAAAACATCAACAATGGAAATAGAGTTAATTGATTCAAAAGGAGAAATACATGAAATGGATCAAGCAGAGCGTTTTAATGCTTTTGAGTTTAATAACTTTAAAGGGTGGATTTGTTCGTCGGGCTATCGTAGTATCATTATACGCGAGCCTTGCGGGAGCATTAAGCGGTCATATTCTTGCACAGATTTACCTTTAGGCAACATAGAAACAGGTTTTAAATTATTCGATAGTCCACAACCTTGTTTGTCAGATGCTTGTGTAAGTTCAGCTGATAGCAAAATACCTAAACGTAAACCTGGAGTTAAATTGCCATTATGGCCTGGAGATAAAACATATGTCTGATTTTAATTTATATAATATTACATTAGCATATGGTGATCAAATAAAATTAGATTTATATCAAAACAGTTCAATTGTATCTAAGTTGGAACAATTTGATAATGATTGGGTAAAATATAATCCTAGAAAAAACATAAATCGATGGGGATTAAGTGTAACCAATTTGAATGGTAAATTTGGTTCTGGACCTGATTTAGATAGTCTATATGAATATAATAAAGAAAATAAAACCAGTTATAATGAGATGGATTTCAATATACCAACACCAGCGTATAATATAGTATCTAAATATTGTGATCCTTTTAAAGAATGGTTATTTAGAACACATTTTATTAAATTAAAACCCGGAGGTTTTTTTCCAGACCATGTTGACAATATTGGACCAAATATAAATAGCTTTAGATTGATTGTTCCAATTGAAACATTGAATTCTCTTGATGATGGATATTTTATATATGATGAAAAAATATTGCAATGGAGATATAATCAACTTTATTTTTTAAATACTTGTAAACGTCATACAGTTTTTAATGCTAATTCAGATAAAGATTCAATCTTTTTGGTTATGAATCTTAAATTAACAAAAGAATCTGTTTGTAAAGTTACTAATTTAATAATACCATGAATAAAAATTTAAATAAATATGGATTATTTGCATTTCAAATATTTTCATATATTTGTTTTATATACTCATTATCTATCCTAAATTTAAATCATTATTTAATTTCTTTTTTGGTTTATTTTATTATTTTTGGATTGGGAATTGTAATAGGTTATCACAGATTATTAAGCCATAAATCATTTAAAACATCGTATGAAAAAATATTAAGTATACTAGGTTGTTTAGCTTTTCAAGGAAGTCCTTTAGTGTGGGTTTGTTTGCATAGGGAACATCACGCATACACAGATACAAAAAAAGATCCACATTCACCAGTTAATGGATTTTGGAAAAGTTTTTTTACTAGTTCAATATCTGAAACAAATCCAAGATTGATAAGAGATATGTTAAAAAATAAATTTCATTTATTTTTGTATAAATATTATTTTGTTTTAATGAGTGTTTATATTTTATTGATGTCATTATTAGGAATTGAAATGTTTTTAACATTGTGTGTCATTCCTATATGTTTCTCTTGGATAGGTGTAAATTTGGTAAATTCTGTTTGTCATTCTTATGGATATAAAAATTATAAAATAAAAAATGAAAGTACTAATAATACTATAGTTGCTTTATTAACATTTGGTGAAGGTTATCACAACAACCATCATCATCAACCATCAAATTACAACTTTGCAAAAAAATGGTTTGAATTTGATTTATCAGCTTTAATTATAAAATGTTTAAGTATATCGCCCAATCCCTCAAAGGGTCTTTAAGAGTACTATCAGTAAATCCTTTATCATACTACAATAAATATATTAAAGATCAACAAGTTCCTGAAATTTATAAAAATTTTGAATATATTGAATTTGACAGTCCATTAAAGTATAATGAGATTGATAGTAAATGTCCATTTATTTTATATAACAAAGTTTGGATAATTGAATTGAAGGTTAGTGATTTGTCTAATCAAGAAAAAGAAATATATAATCTTCATAAAAAAGTTAAACATAAAAAAATGCCTTGGTGGAAAAATGAAATATAAATTAGGAAAAACAAAAAGACATTTTCCATTTGTTCTAAGATACAAACTTAAAAATTTTGATTATCTTCAAAGAACATGCTTAGATATTATATCTAAAGTTGATGAAACTTTCATGTCACAATTTAATGATGCTGAAAAAATAATTAGAGATGAAGAATTTTTTAAAGAAAAAAATGATAAATATGGATCATCTTTTTGTTATCCAAATAATAATGGAAAAGAAGCATATTTAGAAGAAACAAAAAAATATGATTCTGACAGTAAGTTTCAACTAAATGGTGTTGATGGAACAAATTTTGTTAAAAGTAATCAAGCGATTTACGGAAACTATTCAGTTGTAGCTTTTCAAGAAATAAATGATGAATTAGTTGAACTTTCTAAGAACATTGAATATAATGAAAATTCCACTCCTTTTCAAAGACAGAGAGGAATGATTACATTAAAGCCACCATACTATCACCCCAAGTATGATGAAAGATCATATACTAAATTTACTCCATTTGCTTCTAATGATGTCAAAAATTTTTTGTCAAATTTTAGTCCATATAAAGAACAATCATGTAGAAGTTCTTTGGTCAAATTGAATCCTGGTATGTATTTAAGTCCTCATTGGGATATGGGTCCTGAATTTTGTTCAAGATTTCAAATACCAATTGTTGCGAATAAAAATATGGAAATGGGATTTAGAAAAAACAAAAATCATCAATGGAATGTATATAAGTTTGAAGAAGGATATGCATATTTTGTAAATACAGGGTATGAACATTATGCTAGAAATGATGATGATAATACAAGATATCAAGTTAGGGTTTGTGTAATTGGACAAAAACTACTTAATAATTTTGAAAAAATTGATTGTAATTATTTAAAAAATGAGTGGAATGAGTGATGTTATAATTACAGGGCATACATCAGGTATAGGTAAATCATTATATAATTTTTTCACTCCAGGTTGTATTGGTCTTAGTCGCTCGACTGGATTTGATATTACAAAAGATGATTTCAATTGGCATGGTGATGTTTTTATAAACAATGCAATCAATTTAAAATCATATGAGGGTATGTTTGGTCAAGTTAGAATGTTTTGGCAAGCTTGGAAGTTGTGGAGAAAATTTACAGATAGAACTATTGTCAACATTGGATCAATATCTATAGATTATCCAACTTCTCCTACATATTTGCAAATGATGTATGCTTCTTCAAAATCTGCATTAGCAAATGCTTCTAAAAGTTGTCAGTATATTGAAAATGGTCCAAGGGTAATTCATGTAAAATTAGGAGCAGTTGATACACCTTTAATTAAAAATTATAATATGCCTAAAATGCCAGTTGAAGAAATAACTGATGCAATACTTGATGCTCTTGATAATAGATATTGTTTTGAAATAGATCTTAGTCCCAGAGGATTTAGGAATGATTGAAGTTATAAATTATGATCCTAAGCACCATGAAGATTTACTAGAAGAATTTTTTCAATTGCCTGGATTACCTGAAAGAAATAGTAATAAAAAATTTTTACACTATGATAAATTGATGGATGATGGAGTATTACTATTAGTTAAATATAAAAATAAAGTCAAAGGTATGGAGTGTTGTTTATTTAATACTGAAGATGACGGAACATATTGGGCAAAGTTTCCTTGGAGAACATTGCATCATAAAATGCCTTATTTTCCAAGATATCATTATGAACAAAAAATTTATGATGAAATTGCAAAAAGAAAAATAACTAAGATAGCAACATTTTATAATGTGGGAACTGATTATAATAAAAGAATAAATCGTACAATAAGATACACACAAAAATACCAAAAAAATTATGTAGATAAGTTATCAGATGTTAGTAAACTTTATTTACCATATTGGAAGAAATATCATAAACAAGTATTTGAATCCTATACATGGTCAGTACCAGTTTATTGTAATTTAATAGATGGTAAATGGTTTTTAAAAAGAGAAGAAAAGGAAATAAATGATGAACATCAAATTAATTTCAAACCTCATACCTTTTACTGAATATTTTAAAATAGTATTATTTCATCTATTTTTTTTTATAGTTTTAGTTAAGTATGTACCATTAATGTTATTATTACTTGGTTTTATATGGAGTACTATTGTTTGGATTAGTTTTGATATATCTTTTCATAGAATGTGGTCGCACAAATCGTTAAGTTGTCCAAAATATATGGAATGGATTTTTAGTTTCATAAATGTTTTTACTGGTATGAAAAGTGCTATTGACTTTTGTGGTCCACATATTTGGCACCACAAATATTCAGATACAAAAAAAGATACTAATTGGCCAGAAGGCATGCCAATTTGGAAAATAATTGTTCAACATAAAAGCGTATATTATAATGTTAATAAAACAGAAATGCTTAAAATGTGTAAACATTTATTAAAAAATGATACTGTCAAATTCTTTCATAGATATTTTTATTTCATATTTCTTGCATTACATATAGTATTAGTTTTTATAAATCCCATACTAATCATTCCAATTATTTCTATACCTGTACTATTTGCATATATGATTATTATTCCTGGAGGTGCTCTACTTCAACATACATGGGGTGAAAAAATTTACACAGATAAATCCTCAAATAATAAATTACTTTCATTTATCAGTTTAGGATTTTTATGTCAACATAGCAATCATCACAAACATCCTTATAGTTATACATTTGACACTGATGGTGATGCATTTGATTTAATTGGAGTCATAATAAAAAAAATGAATGACTATAAACTTGTCACTATTAAATGAATATCATAAAATTTGACACAAATATTGATGTTATAGCATTAAAAAATGAATGGGAAAAAGTTAAAGTAAATGCTAAATCATATGATGATGTGAGAGGTAAAAGAAATGATTGGAAAATTGTGAGACATGAATTTGATTATTCAAAAAAACTATGTAATTTTTTTAATGTAAATGGAAGACCAAGATTTTATATTTTAGATCCTTATGCAATTTTACCTCAACATACAGATCTTGAAACTAAATGTTCTTTAAATTTTATTATTAATGATAATTATGCACCTGTTATGTTTGGAAAAAAAGAATATAATTACAAATATGCATTATTAAATGTATCAGAAGAACATGGTGTAATTAACAATGATAAAGAAAGATTATTGTTTAAGATATCTATTTTTGATGAAAAATTTGATCAAGTAAAAATAAAATTAATGAACAATAAAAAAATTAAAATAATTAATTAATACTTCATCTTTTTTCATAAAACTTCTGACCATGAAAAATATTGATCAAGTAATTCTTGATAATCACCAATGATATATTTTGTGGGAGATCTATATTTTTTACTTGCTAAACCATAATTGTTAATTATTGTTACCATATTAGATTCATAGTTATGAGGATCAATTGATGATAACACTTCTTCAATTTTATTAATTCTTGCGCAATCACGAATATCAAAAGTTGCTGAATCATTTTCATTTTTAAAAGTCAGTGTGACTAGTGCATCAAAATTTTTATTCATTATTTCAATTTTTTTTGTCATTCTATCAGAATCTATCCATTCTTTTTCAATTTTATTTTGAGCTTTTAGAAATGAATTATCTTCTTCAGTTTTCCAAAAATATTTAAAAAAATCTTCTCCACTAGTGTAAGGACCATTACCAGGCATTGATGGGTCATATTTATCAGATAATCCCCTAGATACCATATCATTTTTAAATTGATGTTCATGATATGTGAATTTTAATTTTTTTATTGATGTCATATGTTCCTTAGATGTTACTCTATTATTTATATAAAATTACCATCCTAATTCTTTCATCTTAGTAGGGTCTGCACAAGTAATTGTAGATTCACCAGTAACTTCTTTTGTCGGTAGCTCTTTATCATATCCTATTTTTTTTAAAAATGCTTGATTGGTGATTGGTCTTCCATGACCCACTTCATAGGTTTCACCACCAATTCCTTTTTCAATTAGTATTTTTATTGCTCTACATACATCATATACGTGAGTAAAATCCCTTTTATGATTAGTTATATAGTTTAATTGATTATTCATTGCTAAACCATATAACATATCAGTTCTATAGTTTTGTTCACCCCAAACAGTAAAAAACCTCATAATTATCACATTGTCTGGTGCTATGAGTTCACAAGCATATTTTGACATTGAGTATGGACTTTGTAATTCATGAACAGATGATGTAGAAGCAAATAGTATTTTTGTATCTTTATAATGATCAAATATTCTTTTTGTTATTTTGACATTATTGTTAAAATATGCTTTAGGATTTTTATGAGATGATCTTACACCAGTTGATGCCGCAAGATGTATTACACAGTCAACGGGGGGTAATACTGAGGTAAGTACGTCATTGGGATAATCAATCCCATAAATATTATAATTATTTAAGTAATTTACAAGATTTGATCCTATAAACCCTTTGTCACCAGTGATTAAAACTTCCATATCCTCACCTTACTAAATAGTTAATGTAATATATATTAACGCAGTTATAGGAATATTATGTCAGCAACTCAACCAGCTTCAAGAGCAGAATTAAAAGAATATTGCTTGAGAGCATTAGGAAAACCAGTAGTACAAATTAATGTTGAAGATGATCAATTAGAAGACAGAATACAAGAAAGTCTTCAAATGTATCAAGAGTATCATATTGATGCAACATTAAAAACTTATTTAAAACATCAAGTTACTCAAACAGATATTGATAATGAATATATCACATTGTCAGAGGCTGTTATTGGTGTTATAAGAGTTTTTCCATTAGACGGTGGATCAACTAAAAATATGTTTGATGTTAGATATCAATTGCGTTTGAATGATATGTATAACTTAACAAATACTTCAGTCATTTCATATTATCAAGTAAAACAACATTTAGGAATTCTTGAAGAATTGTTTAGTGGCAAACCAGGAATGAGGTTTTCTAGACATCAAGACAGATTATATGTAGATGTTGATTGGTCTGCAGATTTTGCGGTTGATCAATATTTAGTTGCTGAAGTTATGCAGATTGTAGAACCAACAACTTATACGGATGTATTTAATGATATGTGGTTAAAAAAATACACTACAGAGTTGTTTAGACAACAATGGGGATATAATTTAATTAAGTATCAAGGAGTGCAGTTACCAGGAGGTGTTTCATTAGATGGAAGAACAATCTTGGATGAAGCTAAAACTAATCTAGAAAGATTGACAGAGGAATTAGAAAACAAATATCAATATCCAGTCGATTTCGCAGTAGGATAAAATGGCAGTATCTACATATTTTCAACAAACAGATTTTAAACCAGAACAAGAATTATTAAATGATTTGGTAGAAGAAACAATTCAGATTCATGGTTTGGATGTGAGTTATATGCCAAGAACTTTAATAGCAACTGATAATTTGTATAGTGAAGATGTTGCTTCAAAATTTACAAAAGCATATTCAATAGAAATGTATGTTGAATCTGTAGATGGTTTTGGGGGAGAAGGTGATATTATTGGTCAATTTGGAATTGAAGTAAGAGATCAATTAAGTTTAGTTGTTTCACAAAGAAGATGGGATGATATGGATATCCCAGATAGAGTAAGACCATTTGAAGGTGATTTAATTTATTTTCCATTAAATGATAAATTATTTGAGATAAGATTTGTTGAACATGAAAAGATTTTTTATCAATTAGGAAATTTACCATTGTATGGATTAACTTGTGAATTGTTTGAATATAGTCATGAAGATATTGATACTGGTATTGCAGAAATTGATGATATAGAAAAAGATTATGGTTATGGTATGGATCTTGTTTTTGCGTCAGGTTCTGGAAATTTTGAAATTGATGAAACTGTTACAAATGGAACTGCCACTGCAAAAGTAACATCATGGGATTACACAAATAAAACATTAAGAGTTGGAAACATAGTAGGTACAATAACATCAGCTTCAGCAGTCGTTGGTGGTACTAGTGGTGCTTCTTGGAACATGACAGCAACACCAAATACTCAAGTGTTTACAACTGATACTTATGCTAATAATTATGGTATACAAACTGAAAGTGATTCTATTTTTGATTTTACAGATAAAGATCCATTTTCTGAAGGGCAATATTAATGTTTGGAACTTCAACATATCATCAAACTCTTAGAAAAATGGTGATTGCTTTTGGATCACTTTTTAATGATATCAATATAAAAAGAACTAATACATCTGGTGTAGTTATAGAAACACTTAAAATACCAGTAGCCTACGGTCCTAAACAAAAATTTATGGTTAGGATAGCAAATCCAAGTTTTAAAGGACCAGCAATAGTATTACCTAGAATTGGTTTTATGATGAGTCAAATAATGTATGATGGTACAAGAAAATTAAAAACAACTGGTAAAAATTATTCATCAATATCTGGAACTGGTAGAACTCAATATAATCCAGTTCCTTATAATTTTATATTTGATTTAGCTATATTAGCAAAAAACGCAGAAGATGCTGCACAAATAGTAGAACAAATTTTACCAAATTTTACACCAGAATTTACAGTTACAATAAAAACAGTTCCTGAAATGGATGTAAAAGTTGATTGTCCAATAATTTTAAATTCTGTTAATTACATTGATTCATATGATGGTGATTTTGAAACAAGGAGAGCAATTTCATGGGACATGCAATTTACTATGAAAGGATTTGTTTATCCTGAATTATCAACAACTGGTAAATTAATTAAAGATATTAGAGTTGATATTAATATTCCATCTAATTCAATTGAACAAACAATAGGTAATTTTGATAAAATAATATTAGAGGATAGTACTGATTTTACTATAAATAGTTTATTACAACAAAATGGAACAGATGCACTTTATCTTGAGTCTTCTGATGAAGGATTATTAGATCTTTCAAACACTGAATCTGTAGGTATAAAGCCAAATCCATTAGATTCAGAACCAGATGATGATTTTGGTTTTAGTGTATCAATTGATGGGACGGAGACAGGATGGACATAAAAGAAATGGTTGAAAATGTTTTAGTGGATGATCCTGTAAAAACAGTCACTAAAAATGAAAACAGATTAGAGGTGATATCTAATGATGATGATATCAAAACAGATTATAATTATGCTAGAGAAAATTATTATAATCTTATGGAGAAGGGATATGATGCCCTTGATGAGTTATTGGAAATAGCAAAATCATCAGAACACGCGAGACATTTTGAAGTAGCTTCACAGTTAATAAAAAACCTTGGTGATACCAATGAAAAATTACTAAAACTTCAACAAACAAAAAAGGAGTTGACAAAAGAAAAAACTAATACAGGTCCAAACAATGTTAGCAATAATCTTTTTGTTGGTTCAACTTCAGAGTTGCTTAAAATGTTAAAAAATAATAATAAAGGAGATGAGTAATGGATGAAATATTTAACTCTATGAATCTTGTTATGATTGGCATCATATTATTTTCCTCATTTTGGATTTTTCTTTTTAATTATAGACAAGATCATAAAGAAAAATATAAAGGGAATATTCCACTCATAATATTTGATTTGTTAATTAATCTGGGAATGTCTGTCTCAGGTTTTCTATTAATATTGGTAGTGTTTAACAATGTGCCACAAGCACAAGCGTATGATTCCTACAAATATCCTGTGGGTTTCTTATTTGGTTTAACCTCAAATGTGAGTATCCCAATAGTATTAAAGTGGTTTTCACAACAAATAACAGCAAAATTATCTGAGGTGGGCAAAAAGTAAATAATTAATTTGAATAAGGATTGTCGATGGCTGAGCAAAAAAGAAAAGAGCCAGAAGGAGTTGGCCAAGAAGTAATAGAAGGAGGGGAAGTTAAATTTGAACCTGTCAAAAAAATAGAAGAAGATACTTTTGATGCGGTTAAAAGTCTTAAAACTTTTCTTTTTATAACAATAGGATTGTTGGTATACTTACTGTTTTTAGTAATACCTGGTATTGAAGAAAAAGTAGAGTGGATTGAAAAAGATCTTACTTCAGTTTTAGTAACTAGTGAAAGATATAAATCAGCAACTAGAGTGTTTGCAAAAGGAAATGAGTGTTCCACTTGTCACCTTGAACCAGATTATTTAATTTCTGGACTTCAAGGTACTTACCCAAGTTTTGCTGATTTAAAAGCATTTATGACAATTGGGCATCAGAAATATTATACAATGGCAACACCATTACCAGATGAAGAACTGATGAACATTTACAGGGTTCTAAAGTGATGATCAAAATCTTTTTTGCTATGATCACTATGTTTTGGATTCTTGGAATATCTCAAGGATATGTTTTACAAGGATCTGAAATGATTGAGATTGAAGCTCAATTTACTATAAGAAATCGTTTAGATATAGATGCGATGATGAAACTTGCAGGTTATACTCAACGAGGTGATTTTCTGACTGAAATGGAAAAATCAACAGGTGATCGTGATTGGGATCGTAATGTAGAAAAAGGTCAAACTTTTATTATACCATCTCAACATAAACCAGAGAGACAATTTAATGAAGCAGGTATTAATTACAGAGAGATGATGTCTCTTAATCCCTCACCAGACAATAAAACAGAACCTGAAGTCAATTCAATCATAGCAAAAGATGAACTTGATGCTCTTAAAAAAGAATTAGACCGACTTAAAAAAGTTGAACAACAACATAAAATGAAACATATGAGTGAATCATATGTGGTTGGTGATGAATATAAACCAAGTTTTAGTTCCACTGTTGATCGAGTTAAAGCACGTGGATATGTTGTATGTGGAACATATGCTGATACTCCTGGATTTAGTGAAGAATTTTTACAAAGAAATGATGGTCGTGATCCTGGTTGGGATGGTTTTGATGTAGACATTTGTAGAGCATTTGCAGTTGCATTATTTCTTGATAAGACTAAAATTAAATTCATTCCAATAAATGGAAGAACACGTTTTGAAAGATTGTTTGATGGTTCAATTGATATTTTATCTGCTACAACAACTTGGACATTTTCAAGAGATGTAGATTGGAGAATAGAATTTTTACCTACAGTATTTTATGATGGTCAAGGATTTATTGTAAGAAAAAATCTTGGTGTTAAAAGTGCAAAAGACATGATGAATGCACGAGTTTGTTACAATACTGGAAGTACGGCAGCACAAAATATAAGAGATTTTTTTGATAAATGGCAAATTAATTTTGTTCCTGTAGCTGTACCACCTACAGATAGTCCAAAAATGTACTATCTTGATAATGATTGTGATATGTATGGAACTGATATGTCAGCATTAGCAGGACATAAAGCAAGATTTCAATATCCAGAAAGACACATTATACTTCCAGAAATAATATCTAAAGAACCATTAGGTCCAGCAGTAAAATATGGTGATCAACTTTGGTCTGATATAACAAGATGGACTGTTAATGTATTGTTTATAGCAGAAGAATTAGGTATTACATCACAAAACATAGATGATTACATGGAAAATATTGATCCAGTAATTCAAAGATTTATGGGTGAAAGAAACGGTGGTAATACACCAGAAACAGATAATCTTGGTATTAAATTAGGATTAAGTAGTAATTGGAGTATTGAAATTATAAGACAAATTGGTAATTATGAAGAAATCTATGAAAAACACGTAGGTCCAAATACAGACTTGGGACTCAAAAGAGGATACAATAAGTTGTATACGGACGGAGGATTACTATATGCTCCGCCTCTTAAATAGTCTTCTCATTTTATTTTTATTTGCTTGCGAAGGTCAAAAAGAAGAAGATTTAAAAGTTGCACTTAATTATAAACAACCCAAGCAAACAGAGTATCCTGAGGCTAATTACAGGTACTACAACCAAAGACCTGTATTAGTCCAAAAACATCACATAGATCTTACTGACTTCATACGAAAACATTTGTATGATGAAACTGATCTAGATGAGAATATGTCTGGTACTGTAATGGCACCAGTTGATGTACAACTAGAAGTACAGTATAAAAACTATACATTTGAACATCCACAAATACATTATGAATCTGGAACTTCAGACCCTTTTACTGTCTCATTTAATAGCCCTTCAACCAGGACTGTTACTATTTCTGTTGATATCAATCCTGATTATCCTATACAAGAAACTGAAACGGTTGATAATGAAACTATAGAAACAATAGTTACTACTCATACATTACTATGGTCAGATAATTTTACATATAATACAACCCCTACTCAAACGCAAAGACAAACCTACATAGATTTTTGGGATAATGCTTCTAATTACTCTTGGGATAATATTTCCATAGGTAATCCAGATAATATGACATGGTGTGACAATACAACTATGATTAATGAAATAACCTTGAATTTTGATAATGTGACTTATGAATTTCAAGGTAGATATTGTAATGGATTGTATTGGACAGTTGGTAGATGTGGTTGGGGTAATGAAATTTCAGCATTTCCAGTATCTACCAAAGACTGTCAATGTAGACAAAAAGGTTATGTTGTGAGGCCTTTGATCTCAAATAAAAATTGGGGTGGAGTTGGTAAGAGTTGTGGAGCTCCAAGCCAAACACTTCAAGTTATATTAAATAGAAATGAACATTAATAAAACTATAAACAGACATTGGAGAGATTGGGCGGCCATTGTCTATCTCTTTATATGTTTATGTGATTTTTTTGTTGGTCCTCTTTGGTGGAATTTATTAATGTTTGATGCGTGTGCAGATGTTTTAGCAGCAGGTCAAGATTGTAAAACTTCAAGATGGGAACCATTGACACTGCAAGCAGGTGCTATGTTACATCTGTCATTTGGTGCAATATTAGGTGCTACGGCATGGAGAAAAAAAGATGAGGTTGAAATACATAATAATCGGACTGACACTACTTCTTAGTAGTTGTATGTCCACAAATAAATTTATCGGTATGGGTGGAGCGAACGGTACAAAAGAAGATTTGCCAATAGGGATTGAAGTCCTTGTAGAAATGGCAGAATATTGTGAGAGAATCTATGATGAAGGTAAAGAGATAGGAGACAATGAATTCTCATATAATGTGGTTCAAGATCGTGGTGTCACTATTGTTAGCATTCGTGGTACTGATAATGGTAGAAACGTGCTCACTGATCTTGACGCCAGACCATTTCAAGATAAAAAACTTTCAGCAGGAATTCACAGAGGGTTCAGAGATGCTGCTGAAAAAGTAAGAAATGATTTAATGGAAAATCATGTAATAGAAGAAACTGTAATTTTTACAGGACATTCATTGGGGGGAGCAATCGCTCAAATATTAGGATTGTGGTTTGAAGATGATGCATATGAAGTACAAGTATTTACATTTGGATCACCTTCTGTTATAATGGAACAGTTATGGATGGATGGACATTTTAGAGTTTATTTAGAAAATGATCCTGTTCCTTTTTTACCTCCGTATCCCTATGTCCATTGGGGTATTAGAATTAATGCAGAAACACTAGATTGGGATGAAGATCATCCAATAGGAGATTTTACTAAAATAGATGCGAGAGATCACTCAATTAAAGAATACTTGAAAGAATTAAAAAAACATGGCTTATCTAAATCATAATATACCTTGTGTAAATTGTTTTATTCGTGATGAATATTTGTATGACCATACTAAAGGGCATGGTCAATATTCAGTATGTGATGTACATTCAGTTGCAAGCATAGAACATCGTGTTCCTATGTTTGAATGTTTATTAGAAAATGGTGTCAATTGGACACGTAGACCTTTAACTGCATTTTGTTGGAAAAAGGAAGCACCAGTTTATCCTATAGAGATGCATCATTATTGGGATTGTTTTTCTCCATATATTGATGTTAATGTAAGAGAAAGACTTGCTAGAAAACGTGCAGAATTGGTTGATCATAATGGTAAAAAACATTGGGGTGAATATATGTTCACTCTTGATTGGGGATTTGAGGGTAAAGCTGGAAATTTAGATGTCAATTTTTCTGAAGATCCAGAACATAAATGTGGACATTTTTTTATGATGGATGATGGTAATTTTTTTTGTTATCCTAATAATAGAATCATATGGAATGATGTGGCATTTACTTTTAATAGATTAAAAGACAACCCAGGCTATTTGATAGACCAAAACATTTATTCTGTTGAAAACAGAGTAGTTAAAGAAACAGATTTAAGTTATTTTACTGAATTTGGTGAGAATGTTGGTCAATCATATGACCAAGACAAGGTAAAGAATGAATGAGAGATCCTTGGAACGAACTTAATTACAAAACACCAGAAACATTATTTGACAGATTAGATGAAACAAATGAAGGAAAATCTTCTACTGCGGTAGATAATATTCTTCGTTTGAATCTTACAAATATAGTTCAAATGTCATTGATGGCTGATACAAAAGCCAATATAATGATAACAGTATCATCTATTGTATTTTCTGTTACCATAGCTAATATGGAACATGAACAAGTAGCAATCCCCTTATCAATATTAGGATTTTTTTCTACTATTGCATTGTTATGTGCTATTGCTGTTATCATGCCAAGAACAGGTTATCCAAAAATAAAAGGTACAAAAATGATTGATAAAGACTCACCATTTTACAATCCACTTTTTTTTGGTCACTTTTCTTATATAACATTAGAAGAATTCAAAACTGAATATGCAAAAAGACTTGAAAAAGACTCAACGACTTATGATGCAATAGTTGGTGATATATATGGTTTAGGTAGAGTATTAGCAACAAATAAATTTAAATGGTTAAGATATAGTTTTCAATCATTTCTTTGTGGTATCATAGGAGCAGTAACTTCATACATACTTCTTGAACCTATAAAAAAATTATTATCATTTCTACAAGAATTTTGTATCGCATTATTTTTATGAATTACAAATAGATGTTAGAATAAATATAGTTATGAGAAAATTTAAAAGTTTTATAATAGAATCAAATATCACACAAGCATTGAAACCAGATCTTAAATCTGCTATAAAATCTGCTGGTGGTAAAATATATCAGATAGGCGGCGCAGTTCGTGATGAGATATTAGGAAAGATATCAAAAGATTTAGATTTACTTGTTGTAGGAATAGAGTTGGATGATTTATCAAGTATATTGTCAAAATTTGGCAGAGTTGATGCGGTAGGAAAATCTTTTGGTATTTTAAAATTTCAACCTAAAGATCAACCTAAAGATAAAAATTATGAACCTATTGATATATCAGTGCCAAGAGTTGATTCAAAAAGCACTGGAACGGGTCATAAAGATTTTGAAGTTAAGTTGGGTAAAGGAATAACACTTAAACAAGATCAATTGCGTAGAGACTTTTGGATGAATGCTATGGCAAAAGATATTGAAACTGGTGAGATGCATGACATTGAAGGTAGAGGACAATTTGATATAGACAATAAACAAATATCAGTTATTAATCCTACCGCATTTGAAGAAGATCCACTTAGAATGATGAGAGCAATGCAATTTGCTGCAAGATTTGATTTTAATTTAGAAACAAAAACAGAAAGAGAAATCACTAAACAATCCAAAAAAATTACAACAGTTTCTGCAGAAAGATTTTTAGAAGAATTTTTAAAAATGTTTACAAAATCAACTGTGCCAAGTAAAGGTATAAAGTTGATGATAAAAACTGGATTGATGAAACACATTTTTAGAGGTATAAAAGACATAGATTATACAACTATGGATAAACTTGATAAGTCAGCCTTTCCTGCTTTTCTTGCAATATTACTGAAAGATTATAAATGGTTGGCGGGTCAAAATGCACAAAATACAATGAGAGTTTCAAATGAAGTCAGAAATGCTATTGAAGGTGTTATGATGTTTATCCATAATCCAAGTATATTGAATAATGAATTTGAATTAGTAAAGTATACATCAAATAATTCAGTAGCAATCAAAAGTATAGATGAGTATTTAAAAGCAAAAGGACAAAAAACTGTTTCTATGATCTTAGCTGATATGAGAAGAAAAAGAAAACCAACATCTCTTAAAGAGTTGGGTGTCAATGGTAGAGATTTAGCACAAGCAGGACTCAGAGGAAAATCAATTGGTGACGCGTTGATGGTTCTATTAAAGTTTGCAATAGAAACAGGAAAGAATGATAAAAAATCACTCATGAAAGAAATTGGTATAACTGAAGAAATAAAAGTTGAGAGTGTTTTAAAGTATTCTCTAAAACCAAAAGAAATAAATATAATAAGACAAATGCAAAAAATGGTCCTTAAAAAAGACCCAAGTGTTAAACCTTTACAAGATAAACATTTGCATGTAACTTTGGCATCTGGAAATGATTGGAAAAAAATTAAATCAGAATATAAGGACGCAACCTTCTCTGAACCTGATTTTACTTTGCAATTCAGTGTTCCAAAGAAAATAGTTGACAATGATAGAACGTCATGGTATACTATTGTCAGACAACAAAGAGAGTTAAAAAATTATGTTACAGACTTGTTGCAATCTGATGTTGATCCCAACAGAGTATATCATGTTTCTATCGCTAATAAAACTGGAAACCCAGGAGATTCAGTAGCTAACGTAAGGAAATAATGAAAACATTTAAACAATATATCATCAAAGAAGCAGAGTATCAAGGGAGAGATGTTCCTCTTGGTAAAAAAATGAAAGGTGATGTAAAAAAGTCTAAAGTTTATGTTAGAGATCCTTCAACTGGAAATGTTAAAAAAGTTGAATTTGGCGATCCAAATATGAGGATCAAAAAATCAAATCCAGCTAGAAGAAAATCATTTAGGGCTAGACATAATTGCGATAATCCTGGCCCAAGAACAAAAGCAAGATATTGGAGTTGTAAGGCATGGTAACATTTAAAGAATTTTTATTAGAAGAAAATAAACCAACAAATCCTAAACTTTGGTCAAAAGCTAAGTCATTGGCAAGATCAAAATTTGATGTTTATCCTTCCGCATATGCAAATGGTTGGGCGGCAAAGTGGTATAAGTCAAAAGGTGGCGGATGGAAAAAAGGTTGAAATCATACGAAGTCTTTGTAGAAGATTTGAGGAAATGGTTTTCTAAAGATCACCCAGACGGTGATTGGAAGCGCGTTGATTCAAAAGGAAAAGTTGTAGGTGATTGCGCCAGAGATGATACTGATGGTGATGGTAAGGGTGATGGACCAAAACCAAAATGTATGTCAAGGAGAAAAAGACAACAACTTTCTAAAAAAGAAAGAGGCGCTGCTACTAGAGCAAAAAGAAAACATGATTCAAATCCAGATAGAAAAGGTAAACCAATTAATGTATCCAATTTTGGAAAAGGTAAATTATGAAATCTTTTAAGGAAGTCATTAGAGAACTTGAGGAATCAAGTTTATCAAGAGTGATGCATCATGTGAACAAAACACCAAAACTTGGTATTATGTCACCACATAGACAAGAAAATTCAGATGAGGAAAATGAAAAAAACTTCAATGAATTAAAAAAGCATGTCAGAAAGTTGGGACATGGCTATGTTGAAATGAGAGGTGGATATAAAGAAGAAGGTGGATTTGTAAAAGAAAAATCTTTAATGATTCCAAACATTGAAAGAAAACACATGATGGAGTTGGGTAAAAAATACAATCAACATTCTGTTATTCATAAAGATGATGATGACTTTTCATTAATAGGTACAAACAAATCTCCAGGTAATTCACATGGTAAAGTACATGCTAAATTTGATCATGGCGGAAAAAGTATTTCTGTAGATAGTAGAGGTAAAAAATTTCAAGATTTGTTTTCTAAATTACATAAGGGAAAACAAAGAGATCAAAAGTTTTTATTAAAGATGAAAGATGAAGAATTTAAGTTAGAAGAAAAAATAGAAACAAGTATGTACTACACAAAAAAACACGGTGATCAATGGTATGAAATCTTTTGATGAGTTTCTAGTTGAGGGAATGTATGACCCCTCAATATTCAAAGCAATATTTTTAGCGGGTGGTCCAGGTTCTGGTAAATCATATGTTGCTGGAAAAGCAACAGGTGGTTTAGGAATGAAGGTTGTTAATTCAGATGATATTTATGAACTTAAATTAAAATCATCTGGATTAGGAATGGACTTTAC